GCCTTTTTCGCCCTTAACGTGAATTGAATATTGCTTGCCTTTAAACCAATAGTTACTTACATTCTCTAAGGGTAAGCCAACTGTATCGCATTCTGTTGCTAAAGCTGGATGGTGTTTTAATCGTTTTTCCCTTTGTACTCTGCGCAGTAAAGCAATTCGTAAACGCTCTTTATTAATGTATGGATACATTTCAAGCAAATGCTTAACAATTTTACCTTGACTTTCAAACTTACCAGTCCTGTATAATTCGAGAGCTTCTAAACTTACCTGCTCTGAACTCTTATTAGCGTTGTTGCTCATATTCTATCATTAGTTGATCAACCAAAAACTCCAAATTATTTGAGAGCTTCATGCGTAATACAAATGAACTATCATCCATTGTGTTAACGGTTTCTAAAATGTCTAGGATTGTACCTAACATTTTTAAGGTTGTTAAATCCTCTTTCTGCTTTTTAGCCACAGGTTCTAGTTCTATCTTATCCATAAATAGCTTACTAATATAGTTGACAAAATAAAGAAGTTTCTTTGCCAGCCATTACGAGTTCTTCTCTTTTCGCTTTTAAGCAACAATTTTTCGCCTTCCCATATCTTTGCTTGTCTATCTTGACTTTGATTCGTTAGGATTGAGATATAAGCCCTAGAAAGAGAATCTTTCTTTAGTAGAACCTTGCGCTCTTGCAAGTCGTGGATAATAGTATCCATTAGCGTTACTGGAATGCTAATTGATTTGCCGAAATTTGGAGTAGTTCCGTAAAAAATTTGTCCTGAAGCTATCTGAGTAAGCAAAAGGAATCCGATAAGTAATGGAATCGAGTTTAAGAATCTGCGTTTTGATTTCATTGGTTTGAATTTGTGTAGTTTTAGCTTGATTATTCGTCTGTTTTTTTGTTAAATCTTTGTAAACATAGCTTACAAAAAACAAAAGCAGTAACATTGTTACCGCTTTAATTACGTTTGTATATTGATCAAGCATAATATAAATTAGCTTCTGCCAATCTCCGATTAGTTAATCCTTTTAAAACTTTGCCTGCTGCCTTGTTCCATTTAAGAAACTCGTTACGAATTGTAACATCTTGCGGATTTTCGTTTACTTTCTTTAGCAAAGTGCTATTCTTTAAAGCATTGATCCCCACATTATAAGCGAATGCGCATAAGGCATCAAATTGGTTTTGATTAATATCATCACGACAAAACGAATCAACTGATTTCTCATAACTTGTTAAAATATTCATAAGCATCGTAGAGGCTTGACCCTCTGTGATTGCTTTATCGTTCATAGTAACCCTTGTACCATTAGAATAGTAAGTTGAACCATATCCAATTGTTTTTGCGCCTCCGCTGCAAATATATGGCTTGGCTTTAAATCCCTCAAACTGTTTTATCAGGGCTAGGCCCTTTGCGCCGACTTTTTGTATTTTCATTGGGTTTTCCTTCAAGTTTAAGTCGCAAATCTATATTTTCACTACGCAATGTATGAACTTCTGTGGTTAACAATTCAATTTTTTCTTTTAATTCTGCTACCTCAGCTTTCATATCAGTTGCCATTTCTCTCCAAATCTTAATTGCTTCTTGGACATTAGTAATCTCGCCTGCTTCAACTTCAACTTGTGCTTTCTTTCTGCCAAAAATCCATGTGATTGCAGATGCAAAAAATGCAGTTATAGTAGGCAAGACTACTTCATTCCAATGTTCCATTATTTCTTTAATGCTTTTAAAATTTGTGCTTTTGCAATAATTGCGAAATTCTCATTGTCTTTGACAAATGATGTAAATGTTTCTAGATCAGATGAATCAAGTTCTAATGATTCGCCTTTGTTTAATGCTAATGCCCATTCCCAAAATTTTAAGGCATCGCCTTTAGATTGTTGTACTAATGAGTTTGCAACTACTTTGCCTGCGTTTGCATTTTCAATGATGTTACCATCAAGGTCCAATAGATTAAAATTTAAATCAATCTTCATTTGTTTGTTGTTTTAGTTTTAATAATTGTAAATATATTATTTTGCTTTTAATAATTCTATTTCTGTTGATAATTCTTGAATAGCTTTGACTAAAACAGGAATAATAAACTTCTCATTTACACGAAGTACATTATCAATTTCTTCTCCATTAACAATAACCTTACTAGATGCAAAATTTTCAACCGCTTCTGGAATGCATTTTAAGACTTCTTGTGCAATAAAACCAAGCATATCTTTTCCTTCTTCAGATGGCTCATAATTTTCAATCCAATTAAATTTAACTGGATTAAGAGACATTACTTTATTTAATCCTGTATCTAATGTCTCAATATTTCTTTTTAATCTAGCATCAGATGCATTGTAAATATTTGTACCAGATGGCGCGCCAATACTACCATTAGCTGAAACTGTCATTCTATCAAAATAAGTACCGCCAAGATTAGTTCCTAATTTTAAATTTGTACTTAATTCTGCTCCGTAATTACTATCAGAAGAAACGTAACTTCCCCATCTACCATCAGGAAAAGTTGCTAATCTAAGAAAACTTGTTGTCGGATTATTTGTTGTAGAAACAACATCAATTGTTCCTCTTACTGATAATAAATTTGCTGGGCCAGTTATCCCAATCCCAACATTCCCACTACTCGTAATCCGCATGCGTTCGGAGTAAGCAGAACCATTATTAGTTATGAAAGATAAATAGCCATTTTCAGTACCATTACCACTTTCATTAGCTCCAGTAATTTTAGCAAATATATTTGCAGCAGTTGTAGAAGTCTTATAACCAGAAAATGTAATAACACCTCCTTGCCCTGTTGCGGCCGTCCTTGTATCGAATAAAGTTAAATTTCCCCAGTCAGCACTCGGTGTTCCTCTTACATCTAATTGAGTTGCAGGCGAACTCGTCCCAATACCTACGTTGCCACTGCTTCCTTGTACAAATATTGAAGGAGTACTTCTTAGTGTATTTGCTGATGTTACATACAAAGAAAAATCTTGATTGCTTCCTCCTGGAGCTTCACATCTTAATCTAACTCCTGCTGAATTTCCAGCAGAAGACATCATCATTTCAACATTTGCTCCTATTGCCCCAAAAGCATTTGTAATTCTAAATGGATTAGACAATCCAAGAACAGAAGTATAAACTTCTAATAAATTATTTGGTGAACTTGTTCCAATACCTACGTTAGTACCATTGTCAAATATTTGACTATTGCCAACCGCACTTGAAGAAGTCCATTTAGTAATATAGTTAGTAGTACCAGTACCAGTAACTGGATTAGTTAAAGCAGCTTGATATTGTGGAATGTTTAAAGTACCTGCGCTAAATGTTGCAGCTCCTGAAGTTCCAGTAGTAGTAAGAGTTATTGCTCCTTGCTTGCTATTAAAAGTAGTCCAATCAGCAGAAGATAAAGCACCTCTATTTGTAGCTGAGGCAGTAGGTATATTCAATGTAATTACAGGAGTTGTAGTTCCTGTTGCAACTGAACTTGAAACATCAGTTCCTGTCGTACCTAAAGTTAATGCAGATACACTTGTTACAGTTCCTACACTATAAGACCTATCAGCACTTAAATCTAAAGCAGTTCCATTAATTGTAATAGTTCTTGCATTAGTTACTGGTGTAAATCCTAAAGTTGTTGCAATGGATTTCTTTTCCCATAAACTATTTGTAGTGTTATATGCAATAATATCATTATTGGCAGGAGATTGTGCCGATACATTATGGATTTCATCTAATTCATATCCGTTCTGAATCTTAACCTCTATCTGCCCTTGCGTTGGATGCGATCTTGTAATAACACCAATGTAAACTAAATGGATTGGTGCATACTGCTTTGTGGAAGTAAATGTGCCTGCAACCGTTCCCGATAAATAAACTTGTTGACCTTCTGTAAACGCAGATGTATCTAAGCCAATTAAATCGCCCATAACCACAACATAACCTGTTGCATTATTAGCAATATTTGCTTGACATAATCCAAAGGTCTGTGCAGATGTAGCATCTCCAGTCGCAATAGCTTTGCTTACAACAGGGTTATTTCCTGTCGCACCACTAATATAAATAACCGTTCCTTTTGTTAAAGTAGCACCTGTATTATTTCTTACAAGTCTTACAATTGTACCTGATTGACCAGCAATAGGGAAAGCAATTAAACTACCATCCCCACCAACATATTGAGTTGTGTCTCCTGTTGGATACGGATAATAAGTTGAGTTATCGTATGTAATTGTAGTGCCACTTGCTTTAACAAAACCTGTTCCGTTTAAGTCATCTTGCTTTGCATTTAAAGCATTCTGTAAATCAGTTTGATTAGATAATGTTCCTGTTATTCCACCCCATATCGTTCCAACCGTAGGAGAAACCTCAATGTAAGTAGCACCAGACCAACGATAAATCTTATTTGTATCTAATGCAACATAAATTTTACCTGTCGCACCACTTGCAGGAAATGCTGCTAAATCAGCAAACTCTAAAACATCATCTACATAAGATGGCAATTGAGTTGATGGGACTAAGCCTCCGCCATCAAGACTTGCATAACCATTAGCAACTCCTTTGTTTGCTGCGTTCTCTGGTGTGTAACCTAAAGCAGTTGTAACATTTCCGCTTGTAATTCCACTAATATAATTACTTGGATTTGTCGCATTATATGGTGTGTAACCTAAAGCAGTTGTTACATTGCCACTTGTTAATGATAATGTGCCTCCTAGTGTAAGATTTCCGCTTGTTGTAACCGTTCCACTTAAAGACAAACCACTAACCGTTCCTGTGCCACCAACAGATGTTACCGTTCCTACATTAGTAGTATAACCGTTTGGATTTGAAGCATCATACTTTAAGTTTAAAGCAGTTTGTGTCGCAGTACTAATTGGTTTGTTTAAATCCGTAGTATTATCAACATTCCCTAAACCAACCATTGTTTTAGTGATACCTGAAACCGTACCAGTAAAAGTAGGCGAAGCCAAAGGTGCTTTAGTATCTAATGCAGTTTGAGTTGCAGAGCTGATTGGCTTATTTACATCGCTTGTATTGTCAACATTGCCCAATCCTACCATCGCCTTTGTAATGCCACTTACCGTTCCTGTAAATGTCGGAGATGCAATTGGTGCTTTCGTGTCTAAACTTGTCTGCGTAGCGGAACTAATTGGTTTATTGACATCTGATGTGTTGTCAACGTTCCCTAAACCTACCATTGCTTTAGTAACTCCACTAACGGTGCCTGTAAATGTAGGGGATGCAATTGGTGCCTTTAAATCTAAAGCAGTTTGTGTTGCAGTAGAAACAGGCTTATTGACATCACTTGTATTATCTACATTTGATAAGCCAACCATTGATTTGGTAATTCCGCTAACCGTTCCTGTAAAAGTTGGAGAAGCTAATGGTGCTTTAGCGTTTAAAGCATTTTGTAAATCTGTTTGTCCTGATAATGTTCCTGTGATTTGACCCCACGCAACAACTGCACTTGAATTTATTTGAGTATAAGCAGAACCGCTCCAACGATACATTAAACTTGTATCATTAATAACATAAAGAGTTGTTGTATCTCCAGTAATAGGCAAAGCACTAAATGTACTTGCTAAAAAATAATTTGATCCAATGATATTCCCAGATGTTTGAGAAACATTGATTGAAACTAAATTAGGAGTTACATTAAGTTGAACGTTATCGGAATTATCGGTAACTACTATATCAATAATATCGTTTGCCATTATCTTGTAATTTCTTGGGTTATTGAAAAGATTCCTTGAACGTAAGTCTTAACCGTATTGTCGGCAAATCTGATTTCTATATCATACTCGTAATCATATACAGGTATATCAATAATTTGAGTATTTATTTTAAATAGACCAGTATTAGGAGATGTAATTGTAATGCCTGCACCACTAACGGATGTTAATGATAAAGCAGGTGTAGCATCATCCGCATTCTTTCTTAATTGCATCCGTATAACTGCACCTGTAAGATTTTTAACTACATTATTAACCTTCAACTCAAAGTTGACTTGATCAAATGTATCGGCTTTTATATGGCTAAAATTAAGACTCATTTTCTATTTTTTTTAAATACACCTTTAACTTCTTAACGTTTTCTTTTTTGGGTTTATAAGACCCAGCCAACAAAATCACTTTCTTTGCTTGGGAAGATGTCTGCATTGCTATTTGTATTATATTCTGGGTATAAGTTATTATTAAAACTCATGTAGTCAATAAATCTTCTTGTATAAGATTGCGCAATAGATCGCTCTTTTTCTACTAAGAAATCAATCTCCGCCTTATCAACATTAGAACTATTTTCACTACCATGTTTATAAACTCCTTTGTTCGCAATAGTGTAAGCTGCAAATGGCAAGTATTCTACCATTGACCAATGTATTAACATTGGTTTAATATAAACATTTACTAGCATTAAATAATTGCCAGCTAAAGTATTTGCAACAATATCCGCATTTATCTTATTAAATAAATCCGTTCCTAAATAACTCTGAATATGAATGTCTTGCGCCAACTTTACCCATTGAATAAAATTGTCTGTGTCAATATTACCGTTTAATGCGGTATATTTAATTAATTCATCCCTACTAATAAATAATGCAGTAGCCATATGTTATTTTGGTAAAAATCCTTTATTGGGCATATTAATAGGCTTTGTATAAACCAATTTATTGTCTTTTTTAAAATCTTTTCCATCTGATTTATCAAATGGAGTTGGCAATACTTCTCCTTGCTTTCTTGCCTGTGCAGGTGTAACTTCTTTTGCTCCTTTTCTTCTTGGATCAATAAATCTTTTATAAGTTTCTCGTGTCCAGAAATGATGACAAGCCCCGCCTCCTTTATACAAGAAAATGTCGTAAGTATCTGCGCCTTTAGGACCCCAACCTTCGTTAACTGGAGCTTGACTCATACGCATAATATCTTCTTTACGATATAGCTTATTTGCGGCAGTCATTTTCTTGCAAAACTCTCGGCTCTTTTCAGTTGTTTCTCCTGAATAACGGTATCTTGACATAAATAATTTACCATCTTGAT